AGATGCCGGATTACGACACCATCAGTTCTTACAAAAGAGATACCAACGCAATCCTACCACTCCCTGCGGGTCTACCTGAATTCTTCAATGATGAAAAGGATACAGGTTTCTTCAGCTTACCTCTTCCTTTAGGTTACAACTTATTTTGGACAATGGGCCAGGTCATGGGTGATATGTTTGCGAAGAATGTATTTGGCAGGGGCGGTGCCGGATTAGTCGAAGCTACGACACGGTTTACCGACAGTGCATTGAGTGCTTTCAACCCCGTAGGCGGATCGAGTGGATTAGCCGTAGCTCTTACACCAACGCCTTTCGTTCCATTGATTGAGCTTTACGCGAATAAGAACTTCATGGGTTCTCCAATAAGATATGCAGACCGCCCATTCGAGGTACCAAAACCTGGGCATATGCAGGATCCGAAAGGAACTCCCGAACACTGGAATAAATTATCAAAGGCTATCAACAGTTTCATGGGAGGTAGTGATGATGTGAAAGGGTCCTTTGCCGGAATGCTAGGCAATAACCCGCTATACTACCGTTCCGATGAGGATATAACTTTTGATATCTCCGGTAATCAAATGAGACATTTGGTTATGGGGTATCTTGGCGGCCCCGGTCAAAAAGCAGATGCTCTTTTCGGCTCCTTGTTCAGTGCCGGAAGCGGTAAACCTTCCATAGAAAATGTTAACGATGTTCCTATCGTAAATAGATTCTTACGAGCCACGACCTACGGCTCTGCGACTAGAGGCACATTCTATGAAATTCGGGACGCCGTAAAAAATGCAGAGAAAGCGGTAAAGTCAGCAAAAGAAATTAATGCGAAAACATACACCGCTGTCCACAACGATAACCGAGAGCTTCTCAAACTATCATCATCAATTAGCCAGCTTGATAAGCAGAAGAACAAGATGCGGAGGCTCAGAAAACAGATCGAAGCATCCAAGAAATTGAGCGACGAAGAGAAAACGCAACGGGTGGACGATATACAAAGAAAAGAGTTAAATCTTATGGTCACGGTCATCAAAAAAGCGCAGTCGCTCGGAATCTCATAAATGAAGCAAACCAATCTACGTCTTAATCAAAAGCAGGAGGAAAAGCTCGTAAAGTATGCACTCGAAAGAGTAGAGCAACTTAAAGAGGATAACCGCGAGCGTATTGAGCACGATAAGATATCGTGGAAAACATATCATAATGACCGGTCTGATCGGGTAGGGTATGACGGAATATTTAGCCACTCCAATCTGTCAGTTCCTATGACTTCTCTTGTGGTTGATCACTTCATGGCCAGGGCCGAAGATGAGATTACCGGAACTAGTCCATATTTTAAATTCGATGCCCAGGGAGCTGGAGACATCGATATGGCTGAAGCGTATGATAAATATTTTAATTGGAAGATTGAAGACCAGGCAAATACGAGAGAGCGACTCGAAGAATCCTACCTTCACTTATTTATACAGCGTGCATTAATTTTAAAATCTACTTATCGGGAAGATGTCTCGACATGGTACGATTATGAAAGAAGTGCACTGTTTAATAACGAAACTCAGGAATTTGAAGAGATTCCAGGTGAAGGACCCATTATTGAAGGAGAAGCTCAATTCATCCCAGAGATGAATCCTATGACCGGCGACACAGAGCTTCGACTTTCGACCGACCCCTCATTCCAAATGATTCCGGGCGTTCACGAATTCCAACCGCTTCCGCAAGGTGTCCCAACTCAACAGGTGAAGTACAAAGGCCCAAGGTCGGAGGTCATAGATTCTGACCGTTTCTTATGCCCGTCTCATGCGGAGTCTCTGGATGAAGCAGACATCATCGTTGAATTGTACGACAAAGATTTAAGATGGGCTCGTGAAATGTTTCTTGAGCGTGAATGGATAAGTTTTGGGGACTATGTAAATCTTGTAAAGAAGGACGCAAACCCAAGAAGCCCGATCGAAAAGAATGAGGAGAGAACGGAAAACTTAGACTTTGATTCTGACGAGAACCCAAGCGTTCAAGTATTGGAGTGTTGGATGAAGCGTGATGTTCTTGGCACCGGTACTCCGCAAGAATTTTGTGTATTCATAGACCCTGAGACCGAGAAACCGTTATACTATGAATTCGTCGCTAAGCTGACCCCCGACAACCAGGTTCCTTACACCGCCGTATCGATTGGCAAAGACCGAAACCATTGGTGTGGGCGAAGCCTGCCCGAGCGTATCCGATCCTTTCAGGAGTATGTTGACAAACAGTTTAATTCTCAGAGCTATCGCAATGAGCTTGCGGCTAACCCAATCATAGGTGTCAACCCCCAGGCTGTCGAAGATGAGCCGGAAGATGTTGAACTTCACGCAGGTAAGATTTTCGAATTAAAAGATCAGAGTAGTATCGACGAGTTCATTCAATTTGCGGCGATCCCAAATGTAGACATTCGAACTCAGGATCTTATAGATTTTGTATTCGGTATTGTTCAATTATGGCTTGGCGTAAGCAATATGGCACAGGGCGATTATCAGGCATTGGCTCCTGCAAATACAGCAACCGGTGTGGAAGCGACACTACGCGAAGCGAGTAAGATAGGTCGTCGTTGGATGCGTCGCATTGTCCGGGGTTTTGAGCAGCATCTTACGAAGCTTGTCCAGGTATCTATGGCTACCATGGATGAGGAAGAAGTATTTGAGTATATGGAGGGTGATGTCCGTGCCTTTGGCGTCATGACCCCGGATGCTATCCGTGATATCGGTATCAATGTCCGAGTTATTTTGTCGCAGGACCAGGGTCAAAGGGCGATAGAGAAAGCAAACTTGGCATTACAGACTCAGGACAGATATTTCCAATCGCCGCCTGAAATGCGTCCCTTTATTCGTCCTATGCTCAAGCGTATTTTGGATGCTATGGGATTTGAGAAGACCGACGAGCTATTACCTCCCGAAGCACCGGCTGATCCAAAGACCGAGGCGGAGATCGCTAAGATGTTGGGTGATAACGCTGCACAGGGCGGAGGCGAGTCTCCTGAGCCAACCGATGGCGTGAATGCAGCAACCGCTGGTATGGGTAATAGTAATCCAACTGGCATGAATCAATATCAAGGATAATTTATATGAATTATAAACACAGTAAACCCGGTAATTCCAGCAAAGGTAAGACTCGTCGAGACGGGACAGTTGTTATACCTAAAAGTTTAAGAGCTAAAGAGATACGAAAAGCGGAAAACCACGAAACCATTGAGCGTTTTTTTGGTGAATTCTACCCGCAGTTCGGGTCTTCGGTTGGTGTTTCTTATGATAAGGACACCGGAGAGGTCTCAAAAACAGGTCGCACACCTAGCGTTAAAACCTACGAGGCGCCCGCAACTTCTTCAAGCATCGTGTGGAGTGTTGATAGCCTCCACCCCGCAGTCACTATCGCATATGCATTTAACGGCGCGTATCTACCTATAACTCCAGCCGGAACTGAATATACAATTTCTGCAGTTTTTCCAACAGACTGGTCAAATGTTGTAGACCCAGATAATCTATTCACAGCAGCTCCTGCAGTAGGCACCCCCGCAGATATCGCAATTATTGTGGGTAGTATTAGCAACCCCGCACCTGCTACCTTTAGGTTTATAGACAGCCCAACACCTATCACACCCCAGATGTTTGGTGCAGTCTCATGGGTAAGTGCAGATGTTAACCATATGTTTTTCTTACAACCTTTAACACCAGCTCAGGTCACAGATTACAACAGGCTTTTCAGTTTAGGGGTTCATAGCCTTAGAGTTCAGTGAACTATAAGAACGCACAGCAGAAAAAGCTCGACGATATTTCCGTAAGAACTTCGGAAATATTACGACCCGCTAAGCGAAAGAGCGGAAGACAAAAGACTTCGGTCAAAAGTCGAAAGCTGGGCGGTTCTATAAAATCAGTATATTGCGACACGGACTTAAACGGTTTCCCCGATATTTTACTTCGTAGATGGAGAAGTCCGGCATTAAATAAATACTTTGCGTGTAACTCAGCAGCCGGAACAACACCGGGCGGGCCTGGGTTTTCCTGGGAGCCTTCACTCATAGCATCAAATATTGAAGGTTCTTATTCTACTCAAGGAACCGATGGCGATATTGACTACAACGGAAGTCTGCCGGGTTTCCGTTTCACTGATCTTGTGGCCAATGGTATAACTACCACTCCTTCCACCCCCGACTTTTGGCGTTTGGACTACGGCACAGGTAGCTCGTGGAACCTTCGGGGTGCTCCTGTCTTAGGCCAGGATGCTGTGGGTGATCCGCATTATTTACATTTTAACCCCACGAATGTATTGGGTCAGGATTTTTCAAATAATGCCATCTTGGGCTCCGGTGCAAGCAGACCTCGAAATCAGGCACTCCCCGCAGTCGGTACGCTTTTAATGGTCATATCCTCTGATAGCTTAGCGCGTAGTCATAGTATTATCTCTCTTGGCAACCGCTCAGATAAAACAGTTCCCCAGCTTATGGTAGACATAGAAGGCAAGACTTTCCGATGCTCCATGTTTGTGGCAGAACACCACCATACTGGTCTCGCGAATACCTTCTACGCTCCTATTCTTAACGGCGGCGTGCTAAGCCCTATAACCGTAGGAGACCCATTACCTCTCACAATACTCACCGTTTCTTATTCTTATATTGACGGAACCCTTAACTTTTCAGCAAACGGTGGTGTTGAATCATCGTTCGGCCTCGATTTAACACCCGCAGGAGATGATTTCAGCCCCAATGTAATATCTTCGGCTTTTGACGATGACTGGATTGCTGGAAACAAACCGGTCAACCTCTGGATTGATGGGGCTGTGGAACCTATTCCCACCACATTTTCCGATTTAAAAATGCACGAGCTTGCTTTTCTAGATGTCAATGATGTCGAAACCGTTCAGCAATACGAGTGCTACCTGGCACATAAATGGGGTTTAACTGAAAACCTCCCCGATGCACACCCCTGTCCTGCCGCACCCCCTGTCGCAGGAGCCTGGAATACTTTAAACACCGACTGGTCCGCATTAAACGGGCGCACATGGTTACCTTAACTAAATCTATATTATGTCAGATCTATCAAATCAAACACCAGCCGATACTTATAAAGGCTTACTTCAAGTAAACGATTATACCGACGGGGTAGACGCTACCGCGAAATACATCCAAGACGGAGAAGGTACAGACTCAGCGTTAGCTATCAGTACGGATAAGGTAGGTATTGGTACTACGAATCCTAGTGCGAAGTTGCACGTTGATGGAGACATCTTAGGTGCTTTAAAAATTGAAGATGGCATTATTAATGAAGGACTAAAACAAGAATTCGCCAAAAACTGGACCAAAGTAGAAATGGGGTCAGATTTAGAGCGTATTCTTTCACTTGCATATTGCGGCAATGGCATAGTGCTTGCGGGAAGCGGAAGCGATGCTGGTGATGGTGATGTTTATCGTAGCACCGATTATGGTGTTAACTGGACCAAAGTAGAAATGGGGTCAGATTTAGAGCGTATTCCTTCACTTGCATATTGCGGCAACGGTATTGTGCTTGCGGGAAGTGGAGCCGGTGCTGATGATGGAGACATTTATCGTAGCACCGATTATGGTGTTAACTGGACCAAAGTAGAAATGGGCTCAGGTTTAGAGTATATTACTTCACTTGCATATTGCGGCAACGGTATTGTGCTTGCGGGAAGTGGAGCCGGTGCTGATGATGGAGACATTTATCGTAGCACCGATTATGGTGTTAACTGGACCAAAGTAGAAATGGGGTCAGGTTTAGAGTATATTCTTTCACT